ACCCCCTCCAGAGCCACCAGAGGCACCAACAGCAGTTGATGCAGAAGTGCAACAAGCGCGAACAGACGAAAGAAATAGAGCACGAGCCGCAGCAGGGCGCAGCGGGACGATTAAGACTTCTTCTGCTTTAGAAAACCAAGACGCTAATACCGCTCAAAGGAAGATATTGGGATGATTAACCCACGCGAGTTACTGCAAAAACCATATGATAAAGCCTCCGCGGATAAAGATGCTGCGGATAAAGCCGCTGCTGACGAAGCAAGAACCATGCAAGAATTATCGTCGATTAAATCAGTAGGAAAAGGCGCGCAAACATTTGCAGATATTGACAAATGGCTAGCGGATAATCCAGATGAACAGTATTTCAGAATTGAGAATGGCGGGGATAATACAAAGGGATATTCAAGAACTTACACAGGGAAATATGGAACTTGGTCAGACAATGATGCCGCAATAGTAGGGCAAGACAAAGATAAAGAAAAACGTGATATATTTAGGTATGCAAACATATCTGCCGCAGACATTAGGACTGGAAAACGTGGTGAAAAATCAACAGTAGGAATGCAGTATTCACCATCGAGATTTTTCAGTGACAAAAATATAGAATACAAATCAGACTATGGATTGGTCTATTCAAGGGATGAGTATGGCAAATTAAAAGAAAGCGCGGCGAAGGCCGGCAAATCAGATAGATTCCTTGAAGCGCCAAAGAAAACACCAGAACTTTCGAGTGACTACGGGAAAGACAAATCATCATCAATGAACGCTGGCAAAAACACAGCCAAACTTGGGAGCGACAAAATAGATTCTCTTTCTGGTGAGGACGACACGAATGCCGCTAAAAGGAAGATATTAGGATGATTCCGCTTGGTGAAAATAATAGAACTTCAAGTTTTCCTAAACTACGCTTTGGATTAACTAAAGAGCAGGAAAAGGGAATACTTGATATCTCCCAGAAGATGACCGCAGGTTTAAAAAATATCCGTACAGAATACGAATCGGACTGGCGCGAACTTGGGAAATACTTTGCGCCAAACCTTGTGCGAATTGACGATACGACAAAAACAAAGCGCAGCAAATGGTCAAACATCATCAACAACACCTGTCTGACCGCAGCTCGCACCCTTGCGTCAGGTATGCAATCTGGATTGACTAGCCCCGCACGCCCTTGGTTCAAATTAGGCATTGAGGACTGGGAACTATCAGAAAATGCCCGAGTCCGTGAATGGCTTGATGATACAACCAGCCGCCTTTTGACGGTGTTCAGACGTTCAAATTTCTACAACACAAGCCATTCCATGTATAAGGTTCTTGGAATTTTTGGAACCGCAGGGCAGTTGCAGACACAGGACTTTGAAGACGTGCTGCTTTTCCGCAGCATGATGACTGGGCGTTATTGGGTAGGTATCAACCATAAGGGACGTGTTGACCGCGTTGTTATCCTGAACCGCATGACAGCCTACCAAATGATTGAGGCATTCGGGTATGACCGCTGCGACCCAGCCACCAAATCAGAGTACGACAAATCAAATTATTTCACGGAACGTGATGTATGGATTGCCATTTTTCCGAACCCTTATGCAAAGCGCAAGGATGAACGAATCATCATTGGTGCAAATGAAAAGCCTTTTGTTTCCTGCTATTGGGTGGACAATCACAAAGAAGCCTTGAAGACTTCTGGATATGACCGTTTCCCATGCCAAGTGCCACGTTGGGAAACAACGGATGATGAAGCCTATGGCGTTGGTTGCGGAATGGAAGCCCTTGGGGATACCAAAGCAATCCAGTTAAAAGAGCGTGAGAAGGCAAAGGGATTGCAGAAAATCATGAACCCGCCAAAATCTGCACCAGCAGAAATGCGCCATGGGCAATACCCTATTTCTGGGTTGCCAGGCGGGGTGACATACCGACCGCCAAACACAAATGCAGATGCCATTCAGCCGCTTGAGCAGGTCAATATGCCCTTGCAGTATATGTTGCAGGACATCCAGATTGACGAAGGCCGTGTCAATAAAGCATTTTTTGTTGACCTTTTCCTCGCCACCATTGATTCAGACCGCCGCCAAGTGACAGCAACTGAAATTGCAGAACGGCATGAAGAAAAACTGATTCAACTTGGCCCAGTAGTCGAACGTTTGGGAACAGAATTCCTTGACCCGTGCATTGAACGTGCTTTTGAAATTATGGTTTACCATGATCAGATTGCACCGCCACCAGAAGAAATACAGGACAAGCCACTGAAAATTGATTATATTTCTGTTTTGGCCCAAGCCCAGCAGCAGGTTGGCATTGGCAGCATTGAAAAATTCATGTCTTTCACTGGATACGCAGCACAATTTTTTCCTGATGTTGTTGACAAAATTGATGCAGATCAAGCAGTGGATGAGGTCGGAATTATGCTTGGAGTGCCGCAAAGGCTCGTTGTGTCCGATGATAAGGTGGCAGAAAAACGTGCATCACGCGAACAACAAGCACAACAAGTGCAACAGGCACAGCTAGGAATTGCAGGAGTACAAGCCGCGCAACAACTTTCACAAACCCCAGTGGGTGAATCCACTGCATTAAACAGAATGTTAGGAGTATAAAAAATGCCCTCAAACCAACAATCCATATCTCCAGCTAATAGCATCACGGTTAACCCGACTAAAGATGTAGATTTCGCAGTCACCCGTGCAGTTAGTTTTTCAGCGGCGGGAACACTTCATTGCCTAACGGCAGAAGGTGAGGATGTAACAATACCGTCAGGTTCTTTGGCGGCAGGGGTTCAGCACGCTCTTTGCATCACGAAAATTTTCACTACTGGCACAACCGTCACAGATATTATTCTTTACCGATAAGAAAGAAAATAAAATGTTGGGAATGGGCATAGGCATAGGAATTGGACTAACTAGAGGCCAAAGCAGCCAGTGGTATGACATGGGCAAAGCCGACGGTGTTAACCCATCCTTCTGGGCGGACTACAAAAACAACCGCTACGCAACTCGGAAACTTGCCAGTGAAGTAACGTCTTCAAGTGAAGTGTCCTTAAGTCGAGCATCTACGGCCACGTATGTGGACAGCGCAGGTATTATAAGAACTGCCGCTAGTAACGTAGCCCGTGTCACCTACAACCCCACAACATTGGCAAGTATAGGTCTTTTAACAGAGGCCTCAGAGACAAACGAGTGTTTAAATTCTGAGACGTTTACATTCGGGACCACTGGATGGGCTCAATCCGGTATGTCATCATTTCAGAAAGGTGCTATATCCTCTCCGGATGGATCCTTTAACGGCACGCTTATGATTGAAAATACAGCGGCAGCATCAACACACCAAATATCAACGCCCGCAATTGTTATAGGGTCAACATATACAATTTCATTTTTTGCCAAGAACTATAATCCAGGAGGAACTAGCAAACGTTATATAGGCATACGCGGGCTTGGTTTAGGTGGAAACTTCCCTGTGTTTGACCTTGAATTAGGCACAGTTACTAACAGTGGAACATCTTGGGTCGCAGGGAAAACACTTATAACCCCATATCCGAATGGGTGGTATCGTTGCGAGGCTGTCGGCATAGCCACAACAACGGGCGGGCCTATTATTAATATATTAGATTCACCTAGTGGTACAGCTTCGGCTTACACTGGGGATGGTGTATCTGGTGTATATCTATTTGGTGCGAACTATTCCCAAAACGGAGGTAATAGTGCCACGTCATATATACCATCATTTGGATCGGCTACTACACGGGCAGCAGATTTGAATGTTGTTATCACGGCTATGAAAGCCCGATCTTTCAACGATATTCACACGTTATCTCGCGCGTCAACTAAGACGTATATAGGGTCAGATGGGCTTTTAAAAACAGCCGCGATTGACACGCCCGCTCTTACCTATGACCCTGTAACAAGGGCTCCCTTAGGTTTGAGTATTGAACCGGCGGCCACGAATATCTGTCTGCAATCACAGAATTTTGCAGATGCGGCATGGACAAAAGATGCTACCAATGTGACCCCCAACGCTACTACATGGATTGACGGCACCACGACTATGGATTTAATTGTCCCGGATACGTCTGCTGTAAACCATAGGGTAAAGCAAACACGAACACTCACAGCAGGGCAAGTTTACACAGCATCTGTAATTGTTAAGCGGCACAGTAGTTATAATTATCAATTATTGTTCTGGAATGCCTCCGGGAATGGTTTAGTCAGTGTGGACA